GCTAGTAACCGCGTCCAGAATCCCGATGTAGCCCACGGAACCCCACGAAGCCGTACATTGCGGGAAGGTAACGTCTGCGCTAGAGGTAACAATTCCACCCGAAGCCGTGGTCACGGACAGGACTTGGCGAGCATAGGAGCCACCAGAGACTTCCGTACCCGAACCAGCGTCCGTTGGGTCAGATGTGTAGAGTCCAACGTACACCGTCGTAGGGGAGGTGTAAGAAGTGTTGCGGAGAACATGGTCTAGGACTTTGTTCTCTAAGTAGTTGCTAAATTCTGCCATTTTATTACCTCGTTGTAACGGTCATAACTAAGGGAACACCAGAAAACTCACTCTCCTCGTCGGAGGTGTTGATTCGTGCAATTGCTTGGTTGTACAGACTCGACCACGTTTGTGTACGCGGGTCGTTCATAAGGTACGGCTCTGCCTCTAGGAGGCTTGCGTAGAGCAGCGCGTCTGGGTAGTTAGCCAAGAACTCGTTGCTAGTATTGCCTGACGACAACTCTGTTGGCTTGTAGTAGTAGAGCATCTGCAAGACGTAGGCGCTGTCAGGCTTTGGCGCAAACTCTAACTCATTGCCGCGCATGGTGTAGAACACAGGCAAACCTTGTTGGTCTGCGCGGGAGTTGCTAGAAAACGCACTTGGTGAGAGGTAGGTCACTACCGTTCTCGGCAAGCCTTGGATAAATACATCGCGGATTGACAGAAAGTCGCTTGGCAGTCCTACCGTCGGGTCGCCTACGGTCATGGTAGCCGTAGAGGTCTTGAGCATCCTGCGGGTACGAATGTCGCGGGATAGGCGCAACTCCGCTAGGGAGATAAAGTCAGGAATCTGGCTGGTCAGGTCACTCCGTCCTAGGTAGTTGGCTACCGATGTCTGGAGGTCGCTGAAAGTCGCTAGGGCCATTGTAGTCGTTCCATGAATAAGTGTAAGACCCAACGTGTCCGATTGCGTTGGACAGGTTGTGGTCTAAATAAGTATCGAATCCTGCGTCCTTTGCCTTGATGCAGAAGTACACATCCTCGCCTAGCAACTTGTCGCCAGGTATCTTCTCAAACCAGAACCAAGGTCTAGGCGTGTTCTCAAACACCTCCCGCTTGACCATCATCACCCCGCAACCAATCGCGGTCACACACTCTAGGTGGGTCTTGTCTTTAGAGACGATTGGAATCCAATGATTTTCTTTCTTCTCAAAGTCTATCTCTAGGTTCTTTGCCGTAGGTCTTACCGGCGAGGTTCTCGTTGTAGCGTTCACCCCAACGATGGGCTTGTCGTGCGCAAGCAGTATCTCTATCGTGTTCTTCGGAAACCGCATATCTGCGTCAACCCACAGAATGTAGTCCGCACCCTCTTTTATGGCCTCTGCCGCCAGCTTCTCTCGCTGGTCAAATATCAGGGTTCCCGCTACCGTGTACACCGCTTGGTGTCCGCTACGGTTGCGTGCGTCGTAGGCGCACATTACCGCCAAGTCAAACGCCGTTCCTATCTCCATCTCTCCACGAGAAGGGATACAAATGGCGACTTTCTTATCTTCCCACGGTGTTTTCTGCTGCTTTGCTTTAATCTTGTCGTGAACCTTGCCCACTAAATCCTCCCCGGTCTCGTCCGTAAAAAACGGTTCTCCGGGTCGTTCAGAAAGGCTTTCATTCGTTTCTGGTCTACCACCGCGAACCCCCTCATAATTCCCTTCACATTCAGGTCTGCAATGACCGAATTGGGAATCTCCGCTACCCGCGCACCATCACCCCAGCGTGCGCGTTCGTCTACTTGGTTATAAGAAGCCTTGTTAGCCTCTAGGATTGGTGCGACGTTTTGTTCGTCCCTGATGACAAGCCCGCCATCGCCGTCCGCAAACCAAGTCCGTTTTCCCTCTATCGTTACTTCTTCGCCCAACTTTTGCATATTTACCCCGTAAAACCGACGGTGGGAATTACCCACCGCCGATTCTATCACAAGTTACGCTGCTTTGATGTCAAATACACCGCCATGTGCTTTCTCGTTACGAACTTCGAGGGTCAGTTCGGCAAGAATCTGAGTTTTGTCAGAGTCGCCGGTCTTAGCCAGGTCATTCGTCTGGAAAGGACGGAGGTAAGCAAGGGCTGCGTACTCGGGGTCAAGCATCAGGGCATCCGTAGAACGCATGAAGCGGTCAGGAACGATGCTGATGAGGCCGAAGTCCGAGAGGTATGCGCCAGCGGCGGCAACGATAGTCGTTGGCTCTGCGCCGGTCACATAACGCTGCTCTGCAACACCAGTAAAGCCAGACACAGTTGCCTTGAGTCCTGGGGGAACAACCAACATCTTCGGTGTGCCGCCATCTTCAAAGATTTGCTGTGCTACGTCCTTGAGCATGGACTCAAGGAAAGTACGGGTCGTGGTGTCAGAACGAACGTCTGAACCGTCACCTGTTGGGTTTGTACCAGCCGAACCCTTGGATACGTTGCTGGTGATGTATGACAGGAGCGAACCCATCAAACGTGCGCCAGAAGTAGCCGTACCGTTGGTCTTGGCTTGGTTAGCCGTGATGATTGTCTCGATGTCGCGCTTGATTTCGGAAGCGGCTTTAGCCAACTGGTAAGCCTTCTCAGACTTACGGCCAGCCTTGTCTACTGCCTCAAGCGTGCCCGAAACCTGAACGGTCTTACCAACGATTTGCGTGAAGTTGCCAACACGGGTCGTGGGAGCCAACGAGGAAGCGGCTGCGTCATCACCTTCGATGAGGGCGTTAGCAGTCGTAGCGGCGGCCAATGCGTCGGTCTGCCACTCGTGGTTGGTCTGGGTTGCTTTAGCCTTGCCGATGGACGACATGATAGGCGTGTCGGTGGGGCTGATGTCATAAATGACGTTTGCTAAGTCTTCGCGGACACCAATCGAGGTGTACCGCAGGTAGGTATTTGAGGGTACTGACATTTAATTCTCCTTAGAGGAATCGTTCGAATAAAGCCGCCGCGTCTCGCGGGCGACCAGATTGTTTAAGTTGCTTGGTCAATTTCTTGACCGCCTCTCCGTCCTTATCAAGGCGAGGAGAGCCGACCCCAGGTGCTAATGACTTGGGAGCCTCTGCCACTCTTTTGGAGACGGCAGGTTTTGACTTCTGCAATTTTTCGTATTGCATAGCCCGATACAGAGTCAGGACGGCGCGGTGGTCGTACACCTGCGACAACTCTTGGTCTGTCCAGCCTACCGATTTGGCGTAATCTTTTATCTCCTTGCGGATAACCTCGCCCTTTACCTCATCACCAAAGTCAGGGATGGCAGAACGTAGACGCTCGGCTTCCTGTTGGATATGAGACTTAAGCCTCTCCTGATGCTCGGAGGCTTGCTTGGCTTGGAGTGATTCGCGTTCGGCGCGGACAGCTTGTAGCTGCTTTTCGCGTTCCATGTTCTCTGCCATCTTGACCGCGTACCCAATGGGGTCTTGGTCTTTTAAGGCAGTCAGGTCTTCCGCAGGTTGTGTCAACATCTGTTCGATGACTTGCAACCGTTGGGCATAGGTGTCCCGCAATTTGGCGGCTTCATCTATCCTAGCGCGTTCGGATTCGACTGCCTTACGCTGTTCGGCTAGATTCTGCGTCTTTTTGGTGTAGTCAGATGTGCGTGAGTAGCCCTTAATCAGTTCGTCTAAGTCCACGTCCAGTTCTTCGTTGTCAACCTTGACCCGAAACCTTTGTGGTGCTTCGACTTCTTCTTGGACTTCTTCGCCTTCCGCTTCCTCGTAGGCTTGTACTTCTACCTGCTCGGTTTCTTCCTGTGCTAGTTCCTCGGCTTGGCCTTCCGGCTGCTCTGGCTCCAACATCCCGAAGATTTTGGCGGCTGCATTGTCTACTGTTTGCGCACTCCCTTGCGGGTTGGTGTCTTCCATTTGGAACTCCTACTGTGGTTAAAAAACCATAAACTTGCGTTTCTTNNNNAGGTATCTCCACGTTTCCTGTAATTTGTGCCCCGACCTTGGCGGCCTTAAGCTGTGCCTCGGCTTGGAACTCTGCCGTCTTGAGTTGCAACTGGGCGGCGGCCTTCTCGCGCTCCAACTGAATGTCCGCGGCGGCTTTCTCGCGCTGTAACTGGATGTCTGCCTGTGCCTTGGCTTGGGCAACCTGAATGTCCGCTTGCGCCTTTGCCTGAGTGACCTGCATCTGGGCTTGCGCCTGTTGCATGAGGGCTGCGGTAGCGGGGTCAGGCTGGGGCTGTTGCGGTTGCAACAACTGCTGTTCCATCTCCGGCGTAATCTCGCGGAAGAACTCAGATGTGTCCTTGAACCCTGCGGACTCGATGAACCGTCCCAAGGTGTTGCGGTACTGGCTTGGCGAGACTAGCGGGTTGGCTATGCCCATCTGGGACATAATCTGCTCCTGCTTTTGCAGGATTGCGGCCACCATCGCCATCTGTTGCTCACGGTTACCCGTACCCAGACCGACGTTTACCGTCAGGTCGTACTCGTTGCTCCACTCACGGGGGTCGATAGCCACGAACTTGCCACGCATCCGCACGATTCTTTCCTTGTCTTGGTACTTGCAGACGAGGTGCAGGATGGACTTGAACAGGTCTTTTACCCCCGTCTCGGCGAATATCCGAGCAATCAACTCAACCTTTGCGGCTCCTGCGTTCTGAACCATCGCCACCGCTGTCGCGGTAGTGTTTTGCAGGATGTTGGGGTCTAAGCCCTGAGAAGCCTGTGTAACGCCTGTGCGCTTCTGCTGTATCTCGTCCATGTAGGCAAGCATGGGGAAGGCTTGTCCGGCCACCAGAGGGACTGTAAGGGGCGTTATGGCGGCATTGTTCTTGACCCGTACTATCCCACCTGGTGTGACGGTTAGGAGGTCGTCGAGGTTACATTGTCCGTCGACTACGGCCATCCGAGCGTTGTTGGAGAGGTACAGGTTATCCAACATCTGACGGGTAATCGTGGTCTTAATCTTCTGGATGTCCACCACGCGGTCAGCCAAGCTGTGCCCGAAGAACTTGTGGGGCTTGGGGATTGGGCAGACGGAGCAAAACGGGATGAAGTCTGCTTCCTCGTTCTCTAGGATTGTGCCGCCAGCGTAGAACACACGGCGCAGTTCAGCAATGCCGTCCTCGTCGTAATCTGTCCTGATGTAGCACTCGAACGTCTCAATCTCGTCCATGCTTGTGTCAAGGCTGGGGTCGTCTGGCTGCTCACCATTCGGGAACCGCGCCACCCTCTCAGGGGTGAATGTCAGGTCGTCGTAGGCCGGTAACTCGTCA